TATTAATTCTACATTAGGCAATGCTACTAATATGGATAGAGTCATGGGTGTTTATATGGAAAACACCTGGATTCGTGATATTGATAGAGATATCGATATGGTATGTAAATACCTTCCTAAATTAGAACAAGCATTAGCTATCCAACGGGAGCATGTATTCGCTGCCGATTCATTCTCAGCTAATCCTGCAATTATTCAATTAAAGAATAACCCAGATGATGAAGCTGGTGATGAAAACATTCAACACATGATCCGTGTTCATAACTTATATGAAAAGATGGATCAATGGTATGATGAAATCGATAAACGTGGTGAAGTCTTCGTTTATTGTGTCCCATTCAATAAAGCAATCAAAGCTCTACTTGACGCTAAGTCCAAATCAGTACTTGGTGGGGTAGAGCTTGGTGCTATGAATGAAGATACTTTATTTGATTCTCCTGAAGATAAATTCAGTATTCAGGAAGCATGTGGTGAGTTTATTGATGATTTATCTGACCCAAAACGTCATAAATCTAATCAATCTGACACATCTATTATGGAATCAGTCGGTAATATAGATGTATCAATAGATACTAGTAGGATTCTTAGTTCTGCATTGAAAGATCAATACAAAGCTATGAAATTCTTTAGCGAGAACGGATCGTCTTTATTTTTTAACGAAGCAGATAATTCGATCGTAGTGGGAGCCGATACAAATAATTTCTCCAAGTTCTCTGGTGACCCAAATTCTATTTCTAGCGGTGGTCTTTCTTTAGATGGTACTTTTGTTGCAGGTAACAATCGAGGAGAGAACAACGTTAATATCCCTGGTTGTATTATTAAGAAACTTGATCATGCAATGATTAAACCATTATACATCGATGATATTTGTTTAGGTTATATCTATATCGAATGTGATAAAAAGATGGTAATGGAACAAACTACATTCTCTAGCACTATCGGTGGTATTAGACCTGGTAATGCTAATAGAACTAACTTTGATCTTCAAGGTTCTCAAGGCAAAGACGCAACTATTCTTAAGAAGATTGCTGCTACTATCTCTGAAAAAGTTACAAGTAAATTTGTAAATGCTAACCAAGACTTAGCAAAAGAGATTTATCATATCTTGGAATACAATGCCAATATCGATGCATCTGGTAAAGTAAGTAAGATCAATATTACTTTCTTACCACCTGAAGATGTACAACACATGTATTTCAAATTTAACTATGAAACTAAACGTGGTATTTCTTCTTTAGAAAGATCTTTATTCCCAGCTAAATTATTCTCCTGTATGTATATTACAAACGTTCTTCAAATCCTAACTCGTGGCGATGATAAACGTGTATACTATGTAAAACAAACAGTAGATACAAATATAGCTGGTGTATTAGGTTCAGTAATTAACCAAATCCAACGTGGTAATTTTGGTATTCGTCAAATTGAATCCATGAATAACGTATTAAATATGGTTGGTAAGTTCAATGACTATATTATCCCTAGAGGCCAAGGTGGCGATGCACCAGTTGACTTCGAAGTATTACCTGGACAACAAGTTGATGTTAAGACTGAGCTTATGAATATGCTAGAAGAAATGGCTATTGATAATACTGGTACTCCAATTGAAGTAATTACAATGAGACAACAAGCAGATTATGCTACTCATTTAACTATGACAAATACGAAGTTCCTTCAATTTATCAATAACCGTCAAGCAGTGGTAAAGAATCTCTTCAATAAAATCTTAACTCGTATCTATAACTATGAATTCAATATAGATAATTCTAGATTCGATGATATTGAATTACTATTACCACCTCCAGTATATTTGAATGCTATGAACAGTTCACAAATCCTAGACTCTGTAAATGCAATGGGTGAAGCTATTGCTAAGCTTGAGTATAGTGATGACGAATCTGATAAACAAATGGAATTCTCCAGATTCCTTAAGCGTAATCTATCACAACACGTGCTTCCTAAGGACATCATTAGTAAATCTAAAGATGAAGCTGAAATGTCCTTGGCTAAACGTAAAGGTGACGAAGAATAAAATGCAGAAAATATCCCACTACCCAATATTGGGTAGTGGGTATTATTTCGCTTTATTTTTTTTATCTATGCTATAGACTTATTACCAGCTAGATTTCTTGGAGGATACAGTGTAACCACCAGTTTCACCAGGGTTAGGCATTTTAGCCAAAGCATCATAAGCAAATTTAGCTTCTTCGAATTCTGTGTTTTCATTGATCCAGTCAAGGAATTTTTGAGCTTTGTCTGTAACCAATGGACCAGTAATAGGATAACCATTGAAGCTAATGTTCAATTCACGCCAGCCGATATCGCCTTTAGTGTAGTTGTACATAGAAGTTTCTGCAGATGTAGGTTGAGCAGATACGATCAAATAAGCTTTTTCAATGAAACGTGCTGTATTATCAGTAGTGAAATACAAGAATTGGAATGTTTCATGTTCGAAGCCAGCTTCAAGAGCAGATTTATCACGTTCAGCACCTGTTTTCAAGATACCGTTATAACGTTTTACTGTAGAACGAGGGTCTTTTACGCCACGTAAGAACAATTCATGAACTTTAGTGAAGATAGAACCAGAACGTTCATTGTATCGCATGGAGAATGTAGAAGCAGATTGCATAGTAGTTTGAGTGATGATATTAAGGTTGTTTACACCATCGGAAAGTTCGTTAGTGTTTACACCCATATCTTCGATACCATCTAAGTTCTTGAAGTCATATTCAAGAAGATGACGATAGTTTTCAATCAATACTTTGTAATCATCGGATTCGTTTTTCAATACGTTAAGGAAATCAGGAATTTTCAAAACGATCAAGAAACCATAACCAGTTTCATACAAGTCCCATTGTTCCAAAGCGGAGTAGTCAACTACGCCACGAGTAAGCATGTATTTAGTAACATTACGGACTGGTTTAGTACCAGCGAAAATGTTTTTAATAGTATTTGCCATAGTATGTCGTCCTCCTTTCTATTATAATACAGCGTTTTCGCTGTTACGAATAGCTTCGATTTTGAAGATTTCAGTTTGAATGAAGTTACGGAATGTAACTTGGATACGAGCATAGAAGATTTTGTTCATGTCGTAGTTCAAGTCTTTAGTGTAAATAACTTGAATTGTTTCAAACTTACTGGAGTGACGAGCAATGATGGATTCAACGTCTTGTTTGTATTGTACCAAATCATCACCATCCAAGAATTTGTAACGGTTGATTGGACAACGTTGACGGATTTCACGAATTAATGCTTGTACCATAAGTACGTTGTTGCCCCAGCTCAATTGAGTGTAAGCACGTTGAGCAGTGAATTCGGAGTCCATAGTCAAGACACCATCATAGTAAGTTGCATAGTTGATGCGGTTGTCATCGAAGAATTGTTTTTGATCACCGGATTTAGGAGTATGTTTTGGTGTGAAGTTGATAGTACCATCAATTACATCATCAAATACGATACCATAAGCTTGACCACAGAATGGACGAGATACACCATTCAAGTAATGGTTAACAAATTTAACTGCCATGTTGTAAGTGGAAGTTACTGTAATTTGTTTACCAGAGTATGGGTCAAGGATATCCCAGTAGTTGCTGTAAAGCATAACGAATTTAGAACGAGCGGATTCTGGAAGTTTAGATACTTGGTATTTAATATCTTGGAAGGACATCAAACCTTTAGTACCCATATCTTCGAAGTATTCGCAGTCTTCACGGAATGCTACTAATTCTTCAATGGAACGTTTGATTGCAGCAGGATAGTTGCAGTCGAAGATAACGTCGATACGGTTATTATCTACGTCGTAGATAGAATCGCCTTGTTCGCAAGAGCCATTGAATACCATTTGAATTTGTTTGTAGTAGTATTCAAGGTTAGCCATAGGGTTTGTGCCAAAACGACCGTTGGAACCATTAAGCAAAGAAATACCATTCAAGTTGTTAAGGTTAACGGAAGTAGATTTAACACGGATGTTGCTCATCTTTTTACCATATAAGTCTGTATTGTAAAGCAAGTCGCAAAGAGCCATTTCTTTTTCATCACGACCGGAGATGTATGCTAAGTTTTTGTAGAATTCTTCCCAGTATTCTTCGAAGATACGAGTACGAATTTGACGAGAAGTTTTAGCATTTACAACACGAGTAAGAGACATGTTCAAACCAGAGTCACGGATGTCTGGGTTCAAGGAGAACATGAATGTTTCAAGTTCAGTTAAAGTACCATCTTGGTTTTCTTCCATAATTTTCAAGATATAGGAAGCATAAACGATTGGGTATTTAGTTGTGTTGTTTCTATAGATACGAATACGTTTGTTAGAAACACCACGACCGATATCAGTGAACAAGAAGAGTGGGTAAGAACCATCTTTACCCAAACCATTATGAGTATGAGAAGCTTTCAAAGCTGTCTTATAGTCACCAGGGTTGTTAGACACCATATCTACAGATTGAAGTGTGAATTCAAGATCAGCAACTTGAGTCATGATAGGTGTAGATGCTACAGAAGAAGTTGTTTCTTCACCAGTAGCATTATCACGGTAAAGAGCTTTACCGTTTTCATCTGTTTTTTGAATATTGGTTTTTGTTACATTTGCAATGACAGCAATGTTAGCCAATTTAGCATCTTCTGCTACGACACGACGAGCGAAAAGACGACCACCAGCTTTTACAAAGCTAGCAGCAGTCAATAAAGATTGACCATGGCGAGCAAAATCAATGTTATCGCCGTAATAGTCGGCGAAAGCTTGAGCGTTCTCGATTTTGGTAAATTCTTCTGGCCCTTTGTCAGAGGAAAATGCACTGAAATTGATAGGTCTATCAATAGTAACTTTGATAGTATTATCAATAGGATTAATTTGACTTTGGTCGTCCCAAATGAACTGTGTTCCAGGAGCTGGCATAGTCTTAGTTCCTCCTTTATTTTTCTTTTAATTCTTAAGAAGTTAAAAAAGTTTATATAAACCTTCTCAAAGAGAGGCAAACTTTAATCATATGTTAAAGGCCACTTCCGGTATATCGCTTATAAATCCTTACCAGTAACGATATTCTCTAATGGAGAATCAACCTCGCTATCATTCAGAGCAGCATATACAACTGACTCGTTAAAGTTTTCAGAAGTAATTGCTGAATAAGGACTGATTATTTTGGCGATAGTCTTAATACCGATTGGAGTATAATTCTTCATATTAGTTTCGCCAGATAACCTGAATGGCACGTCTATATTATCTTTAGCCCGGCACAGTTCAGAAATCATAACGCCAAATAATTGAAGTGCTACGTTATAAGAAGCACCATTATAGGCAATATTATCTATGAAATAATTTTGAAGTTCATCATAACCAATGGTATTAGGAATAGCACCAGTGATTGCGAATAATTTCAAGAATTGTTCTGTATTTTCGATATCTTCTGGTACAAAGATATTTACAATAACCGGGTTGCCTTTTTTATAACGAAGAATCCGATAATCTTGTTTCTCTGATTCTTTAGTTAGTTTAATGCCTTTAATCTTATCTACTTTATATGGATTCGTTAAAAATCTAGTAGGATAGTTAAACTGCTTTAGAGAACCTCTTGTCCCAGTTTTAGAAACTAAGCAATAGTTCATAATACCCATGACATTAATAAATTCTCCAGCATAGGCAGCTAAACCTCGATCGAAAAAGATTTCAGGAATATAGAATTGGAATTCGCCATCTTGATTAAAGACTATGGAATCACCTACACGTTTTAGAAACGTCGGAATCTTTTGATCCATAATTTAACCTCCTTTCTTCAAGTTTATTATGTTGTCATGGATATAATTTGTGATTATTTACTGTGGAATATGAGGACCAACGTATCCACCCAATGTAGTTTTGAATACATTGTGCTTCCACCATAAAATCAATTCGTTAGGTTCTTTGTGTAAGAATTTCTTGAAATCCCCACCAGGTGTAATCAAGTTAGCAGGTATAACAGAATACCCAGGACGAATAATACCCGTAGGACCAAGAACAGTAACACCACCGGTACTAACACCGCCAGTATTCTTACCGCCTCTAATAATAGAACCGACAATACTTTTGCCAATTAGTTTACCACCATCTACAATACCGTCAGTAACGATACCTTTAACAGTTGCACCACCAGTAGTTACACCATCTTCGATAGTGAATTGAACACCATTGATTTCACCGATAGCAATACCACCATAGACTTTACCACCAGTAGAAGTACCACCATGTGCTTTAACACCAAACACATTAGCACCTAAAGTAGTCATGTCCATACCAGAACGTTCACCACCAGTAACAATGGAGCTTTGAATAACTGGATTAAATGCAACACCATCGATTGTTTTACAACCAACGATATCAGCATCCACTACGAATAAACGACCTTCTTTAGCTTTAACTAAAGAACCTTCTAATTCTCCGTTACCAGATTTACCACCTTCAGCAATTGGATTAATTAGTTCACCAGCCATTACTTTGCCAGCAACTAATGTACCACCGATAGATTGTGGATTGAAAATAGTAACAGATTTTTGATCTTTATTTACACCCATACCGACACCACCGAGTGCAATAGATGTATCTTCTAATGCTGTAGCAGAAACTACAGTACCAGCAGTTACATTACCATTACCATCAATAGTAGCATCTTTAATGAGGATATCTTTAAATAAACCATTCGCTGTTGCACCATAAGTTTTGGCGTTAACCATGTTAACGTCTACACCGAATAATTCATTATAGAGACCAATATATCTGATAGTAGATGTACGGATATTCAATACATTAGACATACCTTCAGTAGAGCAATCTACTTGTAAGATATAGTCTGTATTATCACAAGGACATTTGCAAGTACTTGCAGTACCAACTTGACCAATACCAGTAATAATACCAGAAACTTGATGCAAAGAACCAGCTTCTACATAACGGATAGTATATTTATTACCAGTAGTAATATCTATCTCTTTTTTAGTACCATCGGAATAAGTAATTGTTAATTTCAACATTCTAGTTTCTTTAACACCGACATCGACTACCATAAGAGCATCTAATTTATCACCAGTATTTCTGCAGTCACAGCTGCAGCCATCAGCAACCCATTGGGTGCCGCCGTACATATCAAAGATATTATCTCTATATCTATTATTCATCGCATAGATATTTAATGGAAATTCACCTTCGGAATAATGAATCTTGCTCATTATATTTAACCTCCTTTTCTAAATGATTATCTAAATGTTTGCCGATAAGCTTCGTAATGGGCTTTATAAATAAAAAAGAAAATAAAAGTATATTATAGAATTGAGTAGAGATAAGCTTATCTTATCTCTAAAAATTTTTATATTTTTCTTTATAGAAAGGAGTCACAATTATGACAAACGGTGACAAAATTATTGACACATTAGTCGACAATGCTGCAGGTATAGTTAAACGTGCAGCTAAGAAAGTAGTAAACGGTTTATTTGTAGATAAAGAACACTCTAAACCATATATGGAAGATAATGCTCCATATGAATATGCTTCAAGTAAGAAACATGAAGCTAATTTTACGGCAACTAATTTCGATGGTGGCTGGGCACCTATAGATAACTGGCATGAATTAACTGATCATCATATCGATGGTTTCGTAAGCTGGGATGATGTAACTGAAAATGACGAAGAAGAAGGGATGACAGTCACTCCCGATACAGGTATTTATACATTCCGTATCAATGGTCATGAATCTCGTTTCGTTGTATTAGAGCAATTCTGTAATGAGTTGGATATTACATATGATGAATATCGTAAAATTGTAGAAATGTCTCCAGAAATCTTCCCTGTATTGATTCCTCATGGTGAATTCCAAAAGGGTGTATTTAATCGTGAAGCAGAAAAGAATGCTGAATTATTAGAACCACATTATTTGATTTCTATTTCTGCTTTAACTCGTACTGTAGTTAAAATGAATTTCACATCTAGAGATGCTATTGAATTTAAGAAAGCTATCAATGCGTTTATCAAGAACGTAATTGCTTCTTGTCTTGCATCTTCTATCGAAGAATAATTATAAAGGGAGGAGAAATCCTCCCTTTTATTTTTTATTATTTTTTCTACGTTCCTGAGGGTATTTATGCTTTAAACACACCTATAATGACATATTATGCTAATCCAAAGGAGGTAGATATAAATGGGACCAGAGGAGATGATGGTTCAACAACCACAACCATTACGCCCTGTATACCAAATGAGCACTACCAATAAATCTTTCTTAAATATGCACTACTACCTCAAAGCGAGAGGTATAAAAAATAATAAATTTATGCTAGTCCTTTTCGATCCAGATTTAGCTGGGGTAGATCCACATGATCCTAACCTTAGTTTGACTATGAAGCAAAAAGTAACTAGAGAAGTAGTAAGAAATTATTGGTATTTTCTTCGTGAAGTTGTTCGGGTATACGAAGACGGTAACCCTAGAGGTGTACAATATAGATTAGACCGTGGTAACATGGCATTCCATTTCTGTACTCTTTATAACTTAAATATTTTCCTAGAACTTCCTCGTCAGGTCGGGAAGACCACATCTGCACTTATCCGTTATTTATATATCTATAACTTCGGCAGTGCTAACTCTATTATTACATATCTCCATAAAGACATGAAAGCATCTAAAGAAAACTTGAACGATACTAAACGTCTTAGAGATATGCTTCCACCTTATCTACAAATGGCTCAAGAATTCTCTATCGTAAATGGTAAGAAGAAAAAGATGCCTACTACTGTAGAAAAGATTCAAAACCCTATAACTCATAATGTAATTAATACATTACCTTCTGCTCGTAATGCTATGCTTGCATCTAACTTGCTTCGTGGTAAAACTATCACAATGCTATGGGCAGACGAATGGGCCTTCATCAAGTATAACGATATCATTTATTCTAATGGTATGCCAGCATTGAATACAGCCTTCCGAAATGCAGCTCGAAACAATGCACCTCATGGTTTTATCATTACAACAACAGCTGGTATCTTATCTGATGAAGCTGGTGTATATGCATATAAGATGGTACAAAATGCTACTCGTTTTAACGAACAGTGGTATGATCTTTCTTATAAAGACTTGATGGAACTTATCGATGCTAATGTAAACTCAATCTTCGTTCATATTAGATTTGGTTATGATGAATTAGGTCTTGGTGAACATTGGTTTGCGGATATCTGCCGTAAGATGAACTACGATATGGTTCGTATCCGTCGGGAAATCTTGCTTGAATGGATTGATAAACCAGAAAACTCCCCATTCAATGCAAATGACTTGGAAACTATCCGTGGTTTGACTAGAGAACCAATGAAGACTGTACTATTATTGAATAAATACAACTTCAATATTTATTCTATTAATGGCACTATGTCTGCAGCTCACCCAGAAGGTCTTGGTATTCAACTCAATATGAGAAACGTACCAATGGATCCTCCAATTATTGGTGTCGATCCATCTGGTGGTTATCAACGAGATTATTCTGCTATCTGTGTAATTGACTCCAGGACTACAGAAGTTATTGCTGAGTTAAAATGTAACTATATTAGCCCTCCAGATCTCTGTCGTTGTATCTATTACATCGTTACTACAATGATGCCAAATGCAATTGTAAATATCGAACGAAATGGTGGTTTCGGTGCATCTATTATTCATAGACTTAGAGAAACTTCCATTAAAGATAATCTATACTTCGAATATAAAGATCGTGTAGTAGAAGAAACTAATGATGACTTTGGTCGTGTAATTAGACGTAAACAAAAAACAAAAGTATTTGGTCTAGATTCCTCTAAAGGAACCCGTGATGAATTAATTCAAATACTTCGTGAACGTGTAGAACTTCATAAAGATAAATTCAAATCTAAACTAATTCTAGATGAATTAGAAAAGATGACTGTTAAACGTAATGGTAAAGTAGAACACTCTGACAACTCCCATGACGATTTAACATTTGCTTATCTAATGGCTCTATTCGTTTGGTATAATGGTAAGAACCTAAAAGAAAACTGGGGTCTTAATAAAACAACAATCAAGACTGAAGAAGATGTCGATGAAATTGTAGGTATTCCTGAAGAGGAACAAAAATACGTTGACATCGTTGAAGAAATGGTTGTTAATGATGATGATAAGATTGCTAAGGAAGTTGAAAGACAACTTAAGGAACTTAAAGCTGGTATAGGTATGACAGTTGATGAGTTCTATAGAAAGCAACAAGCTAAAGAAGAAGAGCAATTCAAAATGATGATGCAAAATAGAGTATTCTTAGAAGCTTATTCTAAGTTCTCTCAAACCCCTATCAATGAATTAGAATCATTATACGGAACAGGCTCTAGAACTACGATACCTAATACAGTATTCTTAGGTGCTGATGCTGACTTAATAGAACAAATGGAACATGAAAAGAACTTTGCTCTAGCTAAAGTCAAAATAGAAAATTAAAAAAAATAAAAGAAGATTAGGAGTACCCAATATTGGGTACTCCATCTTTTTATTTAATGAATTTACAATTTCTTTTACTATTTACATGATACCGGTTATCACGTAAAGTTAACTCCCAACCCTCATAAGGATCGTTAGCTTTTCGCTCTGGTTTTGCGACAATGATAGGTGTAACTATTTCGTTACCAAAATCAGCTTTGATATTAACCACAGGATATAACCCTTTAAATTCTCGGAACTCAGGGAAATCTTTTAGAAACCATCCAATACTTCTCAATTTGTCTTTATTACCAGATGCTAAAAGATCTCTAGCTTCCCTTACTGCTTTATCAAACAAGAATCCGCGTCTTGGTGCTATTAGGAGAGAAGTTTCATAACCTCCCCCTTTTGTATATTCGCCAATCAGAAATTGATAGTGTGATATTCCATTCATATCGACAATCTCTTTAAGCGAAATCAAATCTAATTTTTTGTCAATAATTGCTTCAATACTACGGATTACTAATAAATGGTCATCTGCTGTTAAATATGTTTTCATGTTAAATATTCTCCAAAATTAAATAAACTAAAATAAATAATACACAAAATAAATTAATCAATAACTACATCAGAAATTCTTCTGAATGTTTCAACCACAGGATGGACCATATCGCTCTCGCGGCCGCTTTGGTCTTTAGCGATATATTCATTGTAAAGTTTAGTACCATTCTTCAAACAACGTTCGTATTCCTCACCTGTGTAAGGTAACATCGCCGTGATCATCATCGGCTTCTCAAGCTTCTCTGGAGCTGTAATGAAGATACGTTCATCTCCATTGATGTTGACTTTCTTTTCAATAAAGATTTCTACAGTGCAAATTAATGCTCTTTCGCAGATACCCAAAAGAATTTTCAAGTCGTTAATGTCAAGTTTGTGTTGTTGTTTCATTTTAAACCCTCCAATAATTAAAACAAAAAGATTAAAATAAAATAATTATAGAAACTAATGTTTCTATTCACTTTTATAATATACAACCAATATTTCAGACTATTACAATTTTGCGAAGGAATGTCCCATACCCAATATTGGGTATGGGAAATATGGTTAAAAGTTTATAACCTAGTTTACCATCTAGCAACCCAAATACCATTAGTACTTTTAATAGTTTTAGTAATATGATAAGGGAAATCAGATGGGGTCATGATTGCATGCACTGGAGCATCTGCTTCGTTATGAACAGTCACAACGTTAGTTCCAATAACATGATTAGTATCTACAGCAAAAGAAGTGCTAATACTAGCCATGATACATAAAATCATTAAAATTAGAGTCTTTTTCATATTATTCTCCTTTGTGAGGGAAATACTCTGAATTAGATTTATTTTAAAGTTAGAAGATCATTCATGGGAACTAATGTTTTTGCAACAAAACCACCCCATGTCTGATATCAGACATGGGATGATACGATTCCAAGAGCAGTTTTGTACAGTTGACCGGACTATACTTATTATAAAGTCCATCATTTATAAAATTACTATTTATTTTGCTGTATACTAAATAGTAATACTAAAAGGAGGTACCCTCGATGAACTTACAAGGCGAAAATAAGGCGGATTTTATCGTCGCAGAAGGTATGTTAGCTAACCTCTTAGCTAATTTCAATACCGAATTCATTTATAACACAGTTGAAGACTTATTACAATACCGCAGCACCCATTTTGATTTACAACCTAAACACAATATCATATCAGCATTAGAAATTGCATTTAAAGATATGATAAATAACTACCCTGGTGACAAAGCTAATATCTTAGAAGTAAGAGAACAAGTATACAAAGAAATCTTACACAGACTTTGTCGAGATGGTTTATCTGTATCTTATGTGGATTCAGAAACTAATATCTATACTTTGGTTAAATACTTATATGATCTTTGTATTGCTAGATATGACTTATTTGTATTTACATTCTTACGTCGTTTTATCACTATTCAAAAAGACTATCTATACACAGCCCTTCAATTGGATACTAAACGTAAGTCTAAAGATACTAGCACTATCTACAATAAAAACACATTTGAAGATCCTAAATTAGCTATCATTATTGCTAACTTGGATACAGTATTACATCATATCTGCTATGACTTAGATTTAGATATGTATAATGCAATGAGTTATATGTATTACACAGAAGAAGATAGATTAATCATGAACTACTTGACTAATTATATCGACTCTGGTGTAAATATTATTGATTGCTTCATTCGTCCAGTATTAACTAATCCATTATTATTCAACCCATGCTTTGCTCATTTGAAAATGCTTGGTAATATTAAAGACGTAGATCATACTGAAGTAGGTTATGATCCAGAAATGAATAATCATTGGAGAAATTAGGAGAATTAGGATACTATGAGAAACAAAATGGAAGAATTTCTTGAACAACAAAGACAACAACGATATCAAGATATCGAATCTAAATTAGGTATTGGTAAGAAAGACGTCTATGGTGAATACTTCACTAAAGGAGCAGACGTTACTAAAGAATTCTTAGAAAAGAATGTTTTCCCAAATGCTAATGATTTCGACTTCAAAGATCCAGCCACTTCAGAATTCCCAGCATTAACTGATGAACAAAAGCTCGCTCTTGGTCGTGATGCGGTCCTCATCTATAATACAGTACGTGATTATAAGATGGGTGATAATGAAATCGATTGGATTAAAATAGCTAGAGAAGCTAAACTTCTTACCAATCGTCAATATGAAGAACTAGATTTAGAAAATCGAGATATTCCATTTGAAGAAAAACTCAATGTAATAAATAATATCAAAGATTTGATCATTGGTTCTGGTGAACAAATCTTCTTTGGTTTACAAATTGAATCTTCTCGTGAATTAAATGGTATGATGCCATTCGAATTAGCTCGTAACTATTTCTTACAAAATGATCAAATGTTTAAATTTGATCCAGAGAAAGAAGAGTTTGATGGAGATGTAACTGACTATAATAGATCCTATAGTCAATCTCTATACCTTAATGCTATCAAAGAGATTCTTGAAAAACCTGAATTCTATGATCGTATTGAAAAAGAATTATCTGATCGTCTATATAAACGTACTATTAAACGTACTACAGAAACTATCAAACAAATCTCTGATAAGAAACGTTACAATAATACTAAGAAGACAGCAACTCGAGACACTTCTAGATTAGATGAAATGATTCGTCTATTATTCCCTGATCTAACTAAAACACAATCTCGTGTATTTGTGTATGCTATGTCTAAATGCTTCACTAAGAAGAATACATTACAAGCAGCACTTACTTGCTACTTAACTAATTCCAATATTATTTCTCTTATTCCAATCATGGCTTATAAGAAAGATGATTCTGAATTAACTGGTTCTGCTCGTATTCTTTATAATAACTTAACTGAAGTATTTAATACTATCAAAGAAAAGATTACTAAATAAAAAAGAAAAGATATAGGAGTACCCAATATTGGGTACTCCATATTCTTCCGCTTAAAGTAATGGGTCTTTGTCTTGTACTCTAGTGCTATAACCTTTTGAATTATTCAATACAAAGTTATTTACATATTCTAGATCGACATAAAAGACTATTTCAGAAATACGTTCTGGTAGAGGTTGTTTAGGGATAATACTATAAGTATTCCAATCTATAGTTACATCTCTTCTTTGACCAGCATTATATAATTGAACGTCCATAAATACAGCAGGAGAAATATACTGCTCTTTAGCAGCTTCTGCTATATTATAGAATGAATTATCATCTGGTCGTTTAATAGCATCAATAAAGTTAATTAATTGATCATGATCTTTGATAGGGAATTCTTTAGAGTCTTCTACATAATCAGTTGACATGTATTGACCCCAACCTTTTTCGTTTCTAGTGGGTACTGCATCAAAGCACATATTATGATAAACGAATCTTTCTCTATTGACATTTTCACATGGAATATTAACCAAGTTTGTAGGATCCTTAGAGTAATATGTATAGAATTGAGGAGCTGGGAATAAACATTCCACATCCATAGATACAATAAAGTTGTTATCTATTTGACCTTCTCTTTCACCTTCACCTAATTCTAGGTTATTGAACTTAAGGTGAGTATACATATCCGTCATTCTTATATAAAACTCATATTCACCTTTTGTACCCCTGAATTTGTACGAAAATGGCAAGTGTGAGTGCTTGTTTAAATAAGAAATGAACTCAAATAGCTTTAATACATCTCCATCACAGATATCAAATCCAGAATCTCTAGCAATAGCATAGATTATTTCCTTAGGTACTACAAAGTCTAAGTCAATATACTTAGTCTTAGTAGTTGGAGGAGCAAAAGCTAGTTGCATGAACTTATATAAGTCCATAGCGTGATTAAAGGAACTTACTTTAACCTTATAGTTGAATTCAACTCTAAGTTGTTCCATTTGAATAGATAATAGATTACCAGAAATATCATCTTTGAAGAAAGCATCATTAAACCGTGCTTTATTAGAATAGATATTCTTACCGAAGTTATATAAACTAGAGAATTCTCTATTATATTCATAATCTAAACGAGGAGTAATCATCAATGATGGTTTACCACGTTTAACGTAATCTAATAAGTCTTTATTTAAATAATCTGCTAAGATATTCTTACCAGCAATGAACTCTGATTTGAAATATCCATCAGCAAATCTACGAACAAACCAATTTCTCATATATTCTACACAAATAGAATATGTATGGGAGATAGAAGGAGTACAAAGACTCATGGTATGCTCTTTTTTGAATTTGCGAAGATCTTCTAGTCCTTTTGGGCGTATTTCGATGATCTCCATGTTACTTACATCATTAGTTTTACTGCTATAATCCAAGTTCTTATCTCCTTTCTTATAATAGTTTACTATTATGTCATAAAAAATAAAGAATGGCATAACTCCCTCGAATAAACGAGGGAGTATACCTATATATTCAAATTCTCTTAGTAATTAAACTTTGCAATACAGTAAAACCAGACTAAACGATAACTAAGAGAATTGGAATACCTATAATTCAGTTTCGAATTCATAGATAGAAACGGAATAAGTTTCGAATTTCTTACACAATTCAAATTCAGCACACTGTTCCATTTCCAATAAGGACATATCAGGTTTGATCTTATCTGTTTCGATTTCTTTATTTAAGAATTCCGCTAATGCTTCTTTATCTTCGAAGTATTCTTCGAATTCATCACCGCCGTCTTCATTCCAGTTACAGTAATAACCATATACTCTGAAATGAGTAGCAGAGAAGAATACATCATCTTTATCTGTATTGATGAATAAACCACAATCTGGTTCTTCAGCAAATACATCAAACTTAATACCTTCCCATTCTTTATCTATTAACATTTGGAAATGTTCTGGATAAGGTCGCCAAGCACTTTCTGTTGCTAGTGTAAAGAAGACAATCGGTTTCTTATCTTTATAAGTTTCTGTAATTTCAGAACACCATAGAATTTCATCTCTAAGACTTTCTGTCTTTTGTTCATAAAACTCCGGTGGTATATCTAGGGATTCAAATACTTTTCTTATATAACCGATATTCTTATCAATAAAGTCATGAAAAGATTGTAACTTTTCGATTTCATTTGGTTCACAATAAAATGCGAACTCACTGTAACAATTATTTGCCATAAGTTTGTTCTCCTTCAGCATATTCATGGAATAAGGTTAAGTTTTTCACATAACGTTCAGGGTGTTTTAAAAATTCCCTGATTGGGATTACTGATGTTTTAGCAGCTGTTAGACCAGGCATCTCTTCGATAACTAATTGATTACCAAGAGTATCACAGAACTCTAAGAAGTCTTCTTTGACATCTTTACATTCTTTACCACCTAATAAAACATCACATGCAATACGATAATCATCTGCACAGAGATAATCCATTACGATGAATTCATCCCAAGTACAAATAGAACCACTATCAGCACCTGGTCTGCGTTCCAATGTATTGACTACTTCACCATCTTTAATTATAATATTGAAACAGGATCGTTTTATGCCGTCTTTTTTACCTAGAGCCGCAATAGCTGCAATGATATCCAATGCACCAACGTACTCTAAAGCATATGCATCGTCCCATTTTCTTTTAACGATTTCTTCAGCATATAGATCAGCGAACGAATGACGTAGTTGTTCAATTCCGATACCAACTACTTTAGAGAGAAAGATGTTATATTTAACCATCTCTTCACTTTTTGGAGCATTATACATACCCCATTCTTGTAAAGCGTTTTTGCTTACATTAACTCTATTGAGTTTGTGTGAAAACATATGTGTTTCCTCCTTTATAAATTTTGCCAGTATGAAATTATACTTGGCTTCATGGAAATAATATACATCTAAAAATTAGATTAAAAAAGAGAAGATATACCCATAGCCAATATTGGCTATGGGTGATAATATCAATCTAAAATATTGATTAAGTGTAATAGATCTTCACCGTTAAGTGATTCACTAATACGTTTAGTATGCTTTTCAACTGCACGTTGATACATACATTCAAAGTCTTCATCATCTAGCTTTATTATAGAATCAGATAGAGCATACTTCTTGAATACTGGTAATTTCTTCTTATATTGATTTACCATAGCAGAGAAGCCTCTGTCTACCACTTCAATATAAGTAGTATCATTAGCACGAGTACGTCCTAATGATTGTCTAGCTAATACATGAGAACTAAAAGGCTCTGCTAATAAGATAGTTAACTGTAATCCATCTATATCCATAGCAGCACCACATGATTTAGTTGTAGATAAGATAATTCTCTTTTCTAATTCAAATGGTTTCTGTTCTTTAGGGATAAGAGTAGTATAAACACCAACTTGTCCTTTTAATTCAGGGTAAGCATATTCTATCCAGTCTTTAATAGATAAGATTGCTTCATTTGTTGAGATATATACTAGAGCTTTGTTAACTTCTAGACATTTCTCTACCATTATACGAAGCATCTTAATAAAATTAGGTGATTTAGTACAATATTTAGCATAAGCATGTCCATTAAGACCATGTCTATTCATACAACGTTGAATATCCATTGGAGATGGATGTGAATTGTATTGAATAGCAATATAATGTGTATGAGGATCATTATCTTCATCAAATAAATCTATTTTAGGTACAGTTTGGAAATATGCTTGATATACTTCATCTTCATCTCTATCAGATCTTTCTGGTGTAGCAGTAAGATAGATAGTTTTATACGTATTGGTAGCAAAGTCTATATGGGATACATTTTCGAATGATAAATGAGCTTCATCATATATCTTTAATCCAACACGTAGCTTTCTAAATAATTCACCTACCTTATCCCAGCCATATTTGTCACCATACGACTTGATAGTTTGGTGAGAAGCTAATATATACTTTATCGAGGATATGTCTACTAGTCCCTTTAATACACGAGCAATAGAGCCAATTCCGACTAATTGATATATTTCGCTTTTAGATGTATCTGTATATTCTGTAATACGATCTTCCCATTGTTTAATCCAATCATTGGAAGACGTTATCATAATAGAACGTACTTTCATAATAGCTGCAGATACTACAGCTACATATGTCTTACCAACACCTGTATTTAGGTTTACAGATAGTTGGGATTTACCTCTGGTATAAGCATATTCTCCATTACCAAGAATAAAGCTCAAAGTCTTCTTTTGAACATCATTTCTCGGCAAGTAACGTAGAAAAATGTTTAAACCAGCATCGAATGGGTCACATTCTTTATCTATAGTTACATTGGTACCAAACCAATGCTCTAGTCTACTTAATGGAAATCCTCTAGGTATATACAAAGTACGTTTATCTGGATCATACTTAATACCCAATGGTTCATATCTAAAATAGACTTTATTCCATCTACTAAATACTTTCTCTAATGGGAAACAATCTCGTTCTCTGTAATCATGAATTACAGTACAAGTATGTTTAGCTACTATTTTAGAGTCATAAATCAAGTATTTTCACCTCCAGACTAAAAATAATCCCAGATAGGAATAACCTATCTGGGAAATACCATTATAACATTTCACTTACACCTTCAACAGGTTCTTCTGGTAATGGAAGATTGATGACAGGGTCTACCATATATTCTTTATAATGGTTAATTACAGCATCATCATAAAGCATATAAGATTGAGGATGTGTCATAGCAAATCCATCTAATTGAGAAGGAGCAGATTTCTTGAAGGATAATGGATTAGTAATACATTTAGTCAAATCTTTATATAATAAAGAGATAACGATACTAGGATTATCCATCAATGCTCTATCCAATGTAATCAATTTGGAATCTTCGTTAGGATTTGTCCAATTTGGTTTAGCAATATTGGAGAATACACTACGAACTTGGTTGGAGATGATAGTTTCAATATGTACTGCTTGGATTTCTACATCACCTTCGATACAACGTTCGATGATATGTTGTACGATAGAGTTACGATCATGAGACATGATTGTTTCTTTAAGGTTAACGATAGATTCAAGTTCTTTAAGTACTTTAACCAATTCATTATTATCGATAGTGAATAGGAATAGCATGATACCCTTTTCAGATACATCTTTCAATGGAATATGTAAATTACCGTCTTCATCTGGTTCAATACCATTTTCAAGAATATATTCATTAAATTCTTGAGTTAAATACATCTCTACTTTTTCCATAGATGTAATTTCATTAGGTGTATTATCGATAACAGCTGTAAACCCAGTTACATAAGATTTTTGATTAGTAAGTTCTGGGTTATAAGAATCCACATCACCAGTTGTAACGATGTCATCCATGTTGATAATGATTTCAGAGTTCATATCTTTACACGGGATAGCATAAATAGCATTAAAGTTTGGTTTAAAGTATTTATTAAATCCATTAGACCAGTTCAGTGCTGTGATTACTGTTTCTAGTAGATGTTTTGCAGATAATAGACGTTGAGTCAATTGATAAGTCAATTGTTCTACAGCAATCTTACCTACACATACGATAGTATTAATCAATGCCAATTTATAACCATAACATCTGTGACAGATACCATGACCTTGAGCATTAGATTGACAAGTAATAGGAGAATAGATATGTAAAGTCTTACCAATAAGATTTTTATCTGTCTTAGCATCTATTACTAAGTCTTTACCATCTTCATTCAAACGATAAGTTCTACCATCAAAACGTTCTAAGAAATCTTCATTTTCAATAGTGATGATTTCTAAGTTCTCTGTATTACATACATAATTAGGATCTTTATGCAAGAATGTACCTAAGTTATTTAGACCCATAATACGAGCAACGTCACCAGATTCACCTACGTTGATTTTAGTTTGGTTTTGTGCTACACGAGCTGCAGCAGCATCCATATAGATATCAGTAATAGTATTAAGACCATTAGCATAAGAGCTATCAATAATAGCTGGTAATACATTACCTTTACCATCTGGTTTAGTACCAACGTTGATAATCAATTCTTTATATTGACGTGGGTTGATACCTTGTTTTACACTTAATGGATTCTTCAAGCAATGTTCATATCCTAAATACTTTTCAGATTCCATGATGTATTTGTTTGATTTATTCAAACGTTTCATACCCTCATCTTTTACATCCTCGATAGGAATATCACCAAAATGAGAGTTTAATAAACTCCAGAACTCTGGAGCTTTTTGTGCTAATTTAATTGTGTCGTAGAAGTTGATTGTACAAGCATTAAACTGAGCAAAGCTATTTACAAATTGTTGCATAGCAAAGATGTTATCAGCAAATGATCTATTTAATTCTACGATATTAAGCTTACGATTCTTACGATATTTACTAGCTCTATATCTTTTATCGATATGTGGTTTTAGATTACGATCTATGATTTTATCATAATGATCAGCAATCATACCACGAGTGAAACCTCTCTTATCAAATATGAAATGACGAGATTTGATTTTGAATCCTTGACGAATAACAGGTTCCCATAATAATATATTGACTGCTAAATCAGGTAAAGTTAGATTTACTGATTTACCATCAACAAAGTTTACTCGAACCTTTGCCATTTGGATAACAGGTTGTTCCACACCATCTAGAAGTATAGAGTTAATTCCATTCCAGTAATCATCGTAAGTGTATTGAGTTATATCCCCTGTATCGATAGTCAATGGTATACCATCAACGATACTGGAGAACACGTAATAATTACTTCTGTTTCGTTGTAAATAATTAACTGCTTCCATTCTAATCCTTCCTTTTCGTTAATTAAAATATTTGTTCCAGTTATCTTTAGTACTGTTAATAAAAAGTTAAAAGATATCTAAGATTCAATTATATAATATACATTTGTAAGGAGGTTTAAAAATTTTGCGAAAAAGAAGGGAGTAGACCTTATGGTCTACTCCAATAGAAATTTTATTTAATAGTTTGTGTGTGATGATTTACTTGACAGAAGTGTGTGAAATTTCTTTCAAGTACAATTTAATTATTTTTGTTTTAGTCTTTGTCAGCTTTAGGAGCTGTTGCTTTAGGAAGACGAACGTAATGCATAGGATCTGCTTTCAATAAAGCTTTTTGTGCTTTGATTACGTCACGTTTTACTGCGTTCCCGTAGCGTTTAATGATGTTGCTGATTGCTAATTTTTTCATAGCAGCAGCTTTTTTCAATTTTTTCCAGTCAGGACTATTAGATTCTTTAGCTTTTTGCATAGCAGCCAAAGCAATACGACGGTTGTAATCGTCTTCTTTAGAAAGACGTACAAGCGTACCTTTGCGGATACCGCCAGCTTCAACTAATGCATTAACTGCTTCAGATTGTAAAAATTCTTTAGCAGACTCTTCGTCCATATGTTGAACAGCGTCAATGAAGAAGGTTTCGAAAAGAGCACCTTGGTCTTGTACGCCTTGTTCTTCGATATTTTCGAACATTAATTTCACCTCGCTATAGTAAAATATTTCAATTTGATTTCAACTATCGTAATGGTCTAACGTAGTTATATAAATGTTATAGTTGTTAATTAGAAATTAATTGCAAATTAGACACTTAAATACTATATATTTGGAAAGGAGTAGTGCCTTTATAATGGATATTTCAAATACAGAAATCGTAAAAAGATATAAAGAAAACCTTATGGATACACTTCCATATATTTTTCCTACTTTATCTGATTCAGAGTTAAATAGAGCCATTGATTATTCTATAAATAAACGTTTTAAAAATTCACCTTGTTCCGTTTATAATAACTACAAAGAAGCCACACTTAATACAACCTTACTTAAAATGACAGAATATATTTTAAGTAAAAGACCTATAGTGACGTCCCAAGGATGTTTATTTACAAGACATGGAGAACTACCAAATCCATTGTCTCAAATGATTGAAGAGTTTGCTATGACTCGTAATAAGTTTAAGAAAGAGATGCTTAAGTATCCTAAGGGTACAGAGCAATATCGTAAATATAACTTACTACAACTAGTAGCTAAAATCGATACCAATGCAATCTATGGATGTTTGGGTGCACAAAGTAGTATTTTCTATAATATCTTTGTAGCATCTTCCATTACTCGTATTGGTCAAAGTATAATTGCGGCGGCAATTATGTTCTTTGAAGCAACTCTAGCCAACAATGCTAAGTTTGCTTCTATGGATGAAATATTATCTTTCATTCATAATGTAAAGTCTGAAGCTGGAGAACGTAAGTTCAAAGATGAAGAAGTAATTGGTAGAAATATTTCTCCAGAAGAATTATTCTATAAGATTATCATGTCTTGTGGTTATTCTTGGTATCCTTCTGAAGAAGATTGTGAAGTAATCTGGGATATCTGTAATCGTATGGAGCAACCTGAACGTAATAGAGTATATATGAAGAATAATATATTCGATTTCTTCAACGTTCCATATACTAGTAATCTAGTAGTCAATATGTTAAAGAAACTAGATGCTCCGTTCTTGGATCCAAATCATCCACCAGAAACTATCAAAGAAGATATTGCTCTATTCACTGATTTGATTAGAGAGTATGTAGCATATAAATATCAATATACTGATAAGATTGATAGAGTTATGAGTATGATTCGTGAGACTAGTGTTATTACAGATACAGATTCAACTATGATTACTCTAGATGGTTGGTATAAGTTCATTCTCGAAAAGACTTTCGGTGTAGATATGAAGATTAAACACTCTTCTATTGACGGTGCTGAAATAGTAGAGAAAGATGATATCAATAATCTTAAGACTGAAGATGAATACGTTCAAGAATATGATTTTTTGAATGATGAAATTATTGAAACTAAACGTATGGTAGAACCATTTAAAGTTATTCCACAAGATGGATTACGTTTCAGTATCATTAATATCTTAGCTCACTCTCTAGGTATCTTGGTTAATGAGTATATCAAACGTCTATCTGATAATTATAATATGGATGGTAAGTTTGATCCTTGTCTATTAAGTCTTAAGAATGAATTCTTATTTAAGAAAGTTCTATTGACTAATGCCAAGAAGAACTACATCTCTAAACAAGAACTTCAAGAAGGTAACTTAGTACCAAACAACCAAGACCAATCTCTAGAAATCAAAGGTCTTCAAATTGTAAAAGCTGGAGCTCCAGAAAAGACTACAAAAGAACTATCTCGTATTCTATATGAAGATATTGTAAATGCTGAAGAACTAGATCAATTGAAGATTCTTAATGAATTAGCTATCGTTGAAAAGAATATCTATGTATCTATCAATAATGGTGATACAACTTACTTCAAACCTCAACGTATTAAAGCTATGAGTGCTTATGAAAACCCTATGCGAATTCAAGGTATCAAAGGTGCAGTAGCTTATAATGAGATGATTGACGAAACCAATCCTAAGATTAATCTAGAAGAACCAAATGCAGTCCTTATTATTAAGACCAATATTAATAAAAAGACTGTAGTTGATTGTAAAATGAAGAGAGAAGAACCAGAACGTTATCAAGCTATGGTAGATTTGATGAATAATGAATTCTATAAAGGTGAAATTACATCTATAGCTATTCCATTCGATGCTAAAGTACCAGATTGGATTATTGAATTCATCGATTATCAATCAATCATTAATGATAACTTAGGTTTATTCCCTTGTGATGCTATTGGTTTGGATAGATTATCTACAAATTCACCATATAGTGGTATTATTAAAATATAGGAGCAAAGAAATGTTATTTAAAGAATACAAAGAGAAGATAGATAAAGCCCTTGAGGCTTTATCTGCTTGTAATACTAGCTTTACTAATGAAGAAGCGGCTAGAATGAGTACAGAAGAGCTTACTAATAAGGTAGGTAATAAACAAGGTATTCATAAAGCTCGTAATTTCTTAGAAGAAGTATTATTTAAAGATGGCAAGCTAATTGGTAAAGCTTCTGATGATAAAGAAGCTATTCGATATATGATGAAGAATAACCTTCAACTCTACATCATTCCAGTAGACGAAAGCAAACCTTATGGTAAACAAGAAATCGGTGTTATATATAAAGGTGTAGTTGGTATAGTTGTAAACCATGCTATGAACTTCGTAGAAGTAGTAAGTGAAGACGATATGAAAAAGCACGGGATTTAAGACATTCAAAATTCTTTTTAATTATATAATATCTCTATGAGTAAGACGTCATAAGTCATAAATTAAAGACACGACAAACTTACGAGAATATTTTATTAAAAAGGAGGACAACAAAATGTCTAACAAAACAACTCGAGTATCCTATGATTTGGATACAAAATTCATTTCCGCAGCTCGTAAATTGAAAGCTGCTCCTAAAACTTCTGAAGGTGATTTCGCTAAAGCCTTCGAAAAGGCTGGTAACTTCGGTGATAAATTGAACGTTATCGGTAAATTCGCTATTGGTCGTACTGACCTTTATAGTGTAATTCTCGATATCAATAAAGATATCAAAGCAGACTTAGAAGATGCTGATAATGTAAAACGATTGATTCAATCTCTTTACGTATCCGCATTAATTAACTTCAAGTTCATTCCTAAAATTCATGAGGAACTTCGTGGTTATGTTCCAACTGAATTCCAAATCTTGGAACGCCAAATTCATCAACTAGTAGCAGCTATCATCGATGGTAAAGATGAAGTAGAAGAAACTGTTGATGAAGCAGATCAAGCTCCAGAAGAAGAAATTGGTGCTGAAAAACAAGAAGAAAGTCTATTCGCTCAAATGCTAGGTAATGCTGCTGACAAAGTGGAGAAAGTAGCTAAGAAAGCTAAAGACAAAGTTAAAGCAAAAGCCGACAAAAAAGAAGATGTTAAAAAGGACGCAAAAAAGGAAGAAAAGGTAGAAACAAAGACCGAAGCCAAACCAGAAGAAGTTAATGTGAACCCTGTTCAACCTGTCGTTGAAGATGAAAAAGCACAACGACCAGCAACAGATGCTAACAATACGTTCTATCAAACATTGAAAGAGTTGGAAGCAATTGCATTGCAACGTGAAGCTTATCACTTTGCAAACCATTCTCCAATGGATAACAATGCGAACCGAGAAATTGCATACCAACAATATGCAAATCAATTTGGTGTAGACCCTATTCTTATTCCAGAATATCGTTTATACCTAAACCAATTCTTGAACCCACAAGAATCTGCGATGTTCTTTGCGGATGTTCAACAACCTGGATTCAATAATCCACAACAACCAATGTATCAACCACAACCTATGGTTAACCAACAACAAGTAGCTCCTGCACAAGCTACTATTTCTACAGTGGTACCTCAAGCTGTTCAACCAGCTCAAGCTCCACAACAACCAGTTCAAGTAGATGCTCCACAACCAGCACCAGCTGATGCTCCTCAAGCAACTATTTCCACAATGGAACAAGTTAAAACTGAATCCGAATCCGTTAAGGATAAAGTTGTGAAAGAAAAATTGGAAACATCTGACCATGACTTGGCAGAATGTGTAGCGAAATACCTAGGATACTCTTCCTATAAACATTTCATGAACACATTCCTCGACGCGAATGCGTTAAAACGTAAAGCTAAGATTAATAAATTAGTAGATACTGATAAAGTTATTCTTAACTTCACTTACTTGATTCGTGACATGATTACCAAAGGTGGCAATACAGTAATAGCTGATGCTATTCTTAAAGGTGGTCGTTTCCGTGTAAGTGGTATTCAAATGGTTGATAAGACACCATTTGTTGTTCTCCGTAACAATAAAATGGTTCTCGAAATCAATGCACTTGATTACTTAAAACGTGGTAACGTTATTGTATTCCGTATCAATGCACAAGGTAAAGATGCTTGGTACTGGATGCGTCTTGCGACAGGTGAAATGGGTCAATACAATATCCATCAACAACCTGCACAACCACAACAACAAACTGCATAAGAATATTTTTATAAATAAAGAGAGGTTTAGCCCACCTCTCTTTATTTTTTGAAGAAAGAGAAGGTAGGAAATTGGACAAGAATTACAACAAGATAGAATCGCTAATCTGCTTCGTGGGTAGAAAAGCTGTTCTTAAGATGAATGTAATACTAAGTGACACTAAAGCCGAAAGATATAGAGATCTATCATATCATATGGAGACTGATTTCTATTCTAACTCAGCCGATAGACGTATGGTTAATATCAAATTAAACTATAGGTATTTTCTATCATTAGAAACAATCGGTAAGGAGAATACTAAACGGGAGTATTTAATTATAAATGATTCCGATGTATTCCAATTTAGAGAAGCATTGAGAGGGTTACATATAGAACTTACTGCATCTGATTTATATGCTGAACGTGAAGGTAAACTTACTATGGTAAGAGATAGTCCTTCGTTTGGTGTTAGATTAGCATTTAAGAATAAGGTAGTATTCCATGCTTCTACAATTACTGACTCTGAAGACTTTAATCACCCAGGAGCATTGATGTATATTAATAGTAAGGATTTAGTAATTCCTTTATCCGTAAGAGATATAGAAGGATTACTATATCAATTCGAAACTATTAATCTATATCAAATGGCTCAAGAGTTAGTAAACTATTTTGGTAG